TCTTTCAATTCGGCAAATGGTGTAGTCAAAAACCATGCCAGAAGAACCAGATTCATGGCCAAATCGTCGTGAGAACCGTCGGCTCCTTCATAGGATTCTCCTCTGGCTTCGAAGGTAGAAAGTTCTACGATCGTATCGGCGTCATTGATTATGAGCTTTCGGCTTTCAATCAAGTCCTTCAGAAAAGAACAGCCGATTTTCTTGACGCGCTTAGTCATTGTCACACCGATGCCACCACGAACATTTGATTCTACAAATGTATTTTCATACTCCATGTCGTAATACACACCATTGCAAACAACCTGTCCGACGTCATTGTTTTCAATGATGACAAGTGCCGAATTAAACCTCTTGGCCAATCCAACAATCAGATCGGGAAATATGAGAGGTGACATCATGTTATCACGAAAAGTTGCCACCTGTTCAAATGGACGAGCCGTCGCATCGAAAACCGAAATGGTGGAATAATCCTGTCCTCGTCCTTTCGAAACGTCGACCAGGAGGAAATACTTATGTCCTTCAATGGGTTTCTTGTAGATCTTGATTCCGCGAATAATTTCTTCGGGGCCAATGGCTTTAAGCGCCAGGAGAAATTCAGGGGCAATCAATGTATCCGTAGATCCCAGCGCGCAGTTGCCAAATTCTTGGTCGAATTGCATCTGAGATGTATTGGCAATCGTCTGCGCTTTCCACTTCTCATCTCTTCCAGGAACATCCCACCAATCAACACGAAATGGTTTATATTCATTGATCCCTTGAACGGCGCCTTGCCATAGGCGATAATATAGATTCACTACGCCATTGAACGTCGACGTCATGATTACCTGAGACTCCTTTCCCGACGAAATGACTGGATAGGTAGATGTGTAGAATCTCTCCGCATCATTGACAAAGGCGAATTCATCAAGATATAGTAGAGAGATAGATAGACCTCGAATAGAATTGCCAGAGGTGGCTGCCGCAATGATCCTAGAATTATTTGAAAAGGATATCGAACCCTTGTTCAGAGCTTTGCAACCAGGCTGCAGAAAGAATGGAAGATTCTCCAGAGCCAGAGTTATGCGAGATAGCATTTCGCGAGCCGTCGATCCTTTGTTAGCCAGGATAGCAATTGTCTTATCGGATTGAAAGATGGCATACCAAAGAATAAATATGGATGCACTTACAGATTTCCCCGACTGCCGGCATGCCAAGACAATGTTAAAGCGATTCTCTCGAAACTGCTTGAACATCTGTTCTTGATATGGATAGAGATCGAATGGAACCAAGCCTCTATCCAGATTGATGACCTTGCAATACTTTCGAGCAAAGTATACCGGATCATCCATGCACTTCTTGTATTCTTCAACCTGCTTCTTGGTAAAATTCTGAAGAATGCCATCGCGCTTGACGGAATTATTCCCTAGGTATGAGAGACCTAATTTGCCCTGATCGATTATTCGCTGCATGGCACATCGATTATTTCTGAGGATGCAGAGGACAGTCTCTTCTGCAGATCTGCCGTAGTTCCTATAAACACGGCAAGATTCGTTGGATTTGAAGGATGATCGCTATTATTTTTCTGAGGCGCCAGAATGTCTTTCCTCTTGCGTTGCAAATCCATCAACTTATCTGTCATGTCAGAAGTAGTCTGGAGCATTCCAGCTAGGACTTCATATGTTCGAGGATGTTCGGCCTCTTCGGCCACCATCATCAATCCTTCCAATGAGTGTTCAGCTTTGTCAATTAGGCTCTTGAGTCTTGCCCTGGAAAATTTATAGTCTTCTTCCGAATCAGATATCAGATCTTCTTTTTCAGGTTGCTTGAATAGGAGTTTCGAAGGAGGGGGTGTAGTTCGAACTGCAACCGGTAGATTTGATTCTAGGGCTTCGAGTAATTTACCAGACTTCGATTCAATCTTCTTCATAGTATAATCGCATATGCGCTAGCGTTAACGCTTATTTTTTCGCAATAGGCGATATAATGTAATGCAACCGATAATGACGCCGAGGGTCAGTGAAAACAGTCGTAGACTAGTTTCGATCTGTGGCATGAATGATACGGAAATGCCGCCGACCGAAGCTCCAAAGCCGACGGCGCCGTTTATCAATGTGTTGGTGTGGTCGTTCATAGACAGTTTTGTACCGATTATTAGAATTTCGTGACCATCACTTTGAAAGTTCCACTGGCAGGATTAACTGCGGTGCTGAGGTTGAAGTTGCAGAATCGCACGGTGACCGTGTTAGCCGCCGAAACAAAGCCATAGTAGCTAGTATTCGTACTCAATGTTGCGCTTAGGGCGCCAACGCTCACAACATTCCCAGTCGCCGCGTTCGTGACGGTGATTGTCAAATCGCTACTGGTACCGGCTGCCGTGCTCGGGAAATCTAGTGTGGCCGTACCATATAGAATGTTCGTGACGAGATTGTTAATGGTGTTGGTCAGCCCGGCCAGTGCGGTCTGTTGCACGGCGTTGGTGACTTCAGCCTGAACGATGCTATTGGTGATCGTGCGAACTAGATTTGTCAGGTAATAGAAATTGGTGTTGATCTTTCCAAATGCGATTCGAAGTGTATCACCGGTCTTATCATTATTAGCCGCGCCAGTGTTGATGACACTAATATTTGTAGGCTGTGCATTGGCTATAAAATGGCCAGGCACGATCAATGCCATCCACATGCATATGAGTAACGCAAATTTTTTCATGTTTCTATTTATGTTTTAATTTGTTGAGGCATCGATATCGACAGAATCGGCTGTTACATCAGTTGAATCGGCCGATGCAAATTCAGTAGTACCTGGGAATATGAAGCCCTGATCAAATCCGAATGTGTCGGCCGTGCTTATGATGGCATAGTTGTCGGGAGTATCATCGACCGATGATACCCCAGCGTGGAGATATGTGCCAGTGATAGATGTTGGATCCATCGATGGAATCAGAGCTACCTCAACAAAGCGAATGACTCCTTGCGTCGAAGGAGGAGATGAGAATCTCACTCGCATTGTAAAATCCAGACTATAGACAATTGTCCTTCGCACATCAATAGCTCCAGAATAATCATCCTGCAGAGCTATAGAGTTAAGCGTAATCGGAACATTGACCGATAAACCAGGCGCCTCCATGTCCTTTACAACAACTGTATATTCAGGTTGAAATTCCGGAAGAATCTGCTCTATGCATTGCAGAACATCATCTTGATTTGTCGCATAGACACTGAGTTGCATTCCAATTAAGTATGGAACAGCCGCCCAAGAAGTCTTCTGATGGAGAGTGTCGCCGACAATTGGAATTCGATTTTGATTCAGACGATTGAGTTTTGCGCTTGTATCATATCGAATCGAAGTGATTTCGAATGACATGCGCGGCACTTTAATCGCCACCTTGTCGGTCGAAAGATCGGCTTGCTGAGTAATTCTGGCCAGAAATTTCTTCTTAGGACCATAGGCTATAGGCACCCTCTCGATATTCGATATCTTTCCATCTTCAGCGACGCGACCAATCGTAATATTGTTGAACAGTGTTCCAAATATGGCTACTGATTTTTTGACAACCTGATTGTAATGATATGTTCTAGTTAGCATAGCGATTACACATCATCGGTAGATCCAAATGGATTCACGGCCGTGAAATCAATAAATTCAGTTGCCAGCCTCTCGATTGGATTATTTTGAATTGAAACGTTGCTATCACTGAGAGCCGCATCACCATCTGTCAGAGTGTACACTTGCATAAGTGTACCTGTCGCGGCCGTGATCTCCGAAGAGATTACAACAGATGAAGCCAGAGGATGAATGGTCCCATCGGTAAACGAGAGATTGGATAGCTGAATGTAGTAAGGATATGTTTGAGCTTGTACGTACTTTAGATCGGTAATTTTAGCCCGGCCAGTGGCGCCAGACTGATAGAGGAGTGTTACGTACTCATTTAGATTAAATTTAATCGATGCATCGGCATATGTAAACGTTCCACGATATGAAGCTTCAGTTGACATTTGATTCTGAACGGCATCGATTTGCTTGATTCCAGTATTTAAGTCTTCTCCACGATACTCGAAAAGTTGGAGCGTCATCTTATAGACTGGAAGATTATTCAATTGATGGAATGGAGATTCTAAATCAACCAGCTTGATTTCAAAGAGACCCTTGATATCTGGAATGTAAACCAAATCGCCTTCCGAAGGACGATAGTTGTTAAAGCCTTTGTTCCACCTACCAATCGATTGTTCCCAACGTCTCCTAGAAACTGCAATCTTCAATTGATTACGAATTTCTAAGCCAAATTTAGACATTAGAACGCCGTCGCCTTCATATCCTTCAACCGACTCAATGTACATCTCGATGTTAAAAGCCGCATCAAATCGAGTCTCGGTATCTTCATTCAGAAGCATGTCTTGCGAAACAATGTTCCGAGGTAGGTAGAACATGTCGAATCCGTAGACCTTAATCGATTCTACGATTAGATCTTCGAATAGAGCTTGCTCGCTCTTCACTCTCTGATTAAAATAAACGGAGCGAGGCATGGTGGTGTATTTATAGCAGTCAGTCTACGTAGAATTCAACCCACGTAAAAATCTACAGGGGTTTCCCACACGGATCGTGCTTCATCGGCCAATTCTTTAAGTTCTTCCTTGGCCTGTGACATCAGCTCAGATCCGTCGATTGTTACGCCGCCAGGTAAAACCATTCCTTTAAATTTGAAGAGGTTCTGAGCCCATTGTCGCTTAATCAGTGCAGTTGCATACCTCTTCAGGTATTGATCGTTGTATATCTTGACGTAGTCATTAGGATTCAAAGTCTGATAAGATTCAATGATAATCCATGAACCAACTGGAATTCGCAATGTCCAATCGCAGTTGATGTATAATTTCGATTCGTTTCTCGAAAAAATGATACCCTGATCCATTCCATTCAAAGTCATGTCGATGAGCGAGAGATACTGCCTAGTCATCTGGTAATTGATTAGAGTTCCCGGGCTTCGAAGATTGTATAGATCATTGAGGTGAAGCTGATAATCGGCCGAGAACATGTTCGAGGAAATTCCAGAGGTGCCGATTGGAAGAACTCGAAGAACGTAGATTAACTGATCGGGAAGAGCCAGATACTTGTTGTCGAAGTCTTGCTGAGTAACCTGATGCTTGTAGAAATTACGAACAACGGCATCGGTATGAAAGTTCTGGTAAAATTGAATCGCCTCATCGATCCGATCTTCGATCTGATCGTCATCGACGTTGATCTCCAAGACTGGAGAACCTAGTGAACGAAGGCAGTAATCAATTAAATTCTGTCGAGATGCTGGATTGGCCATGCCTCATATTTATATGAAAGACCAATTAGGGAGATGAAGACTTACTCCAACGATTCATTTGAATAAATTTGGAAAGAGCTTCGGGCGTAATAATATAATTGCCATCAATATGCGACTGCATTCCATAGTCCGGAGTCAGAGGCGGAAAAAATCTCTTTCCATAGATTGCAATCAATGCGTTATACCTGTCACGGGCCAATGGAGTAATCTTAGCAGAATTACCTTCGAAGGCAATGAATCCAGAACTTTGATTTGTTCCATCCCAACTTGGAATCGAAGATTCAACTGTCTGAGGAATTACGGTTGTCGTACATCCACACCCCGAACTTATCAGACCAAAGATCGAAACGAGAATGATTAAAGACGCGAAAATAGCAGTTACATCTCGACAGATGCATTCCATCAATTGATTAAATTTCATATAGTTATTCGGCGAGTTGTTTACGAATTTCAGCTATATCTTTATGGGCGATCGCCTTGGCCGTCCTATCATTGGCATCAACCTCGCTCTGAGCCTTAGCTGCGATCTTCATATCTGGAGCATTCTTGTCAGATGATCGGCCACTGGCCCATGAAAAGATAGCCGTGATAGCCGAAAAGATAGATGATAAAAATTGCATAGCCTATGTTCCTTTATTTCGGCGCCGTCAGAATACATGCCTCTCTAATTCCTCTAGAAAGACCCAATAGAACCGGCACTATATATGGAGATTGTTTTTCGAGATTATTGGCAACGAGCACGCCAAAATAATCCGAGTAGAGTTGAATTGCATCATTTAACATGTCAAGGGCAATCGGATCTGGAATGATGCTCGAAAAACAAGCCCGCACGGATTCAGGAGTTGTATTTGTAGTTCCTATGGCAAGTTCCAAAGCAATTACGACCCGTTGAAATCCAGCACGAAGTTCTGGATTTTTTTGAATGACGGCGATCGTCCCAAGTTTACCAGCAATGCGAACTGCATCACCGGTAGTTCTCGGATCAATGGCAACGTTTCCAATCGCAACAACTCCTGTTGGATTTTGCGAAGTTTTACATCCAGTTGTAGTTGTAAAGAATACTGCGGGCAGGAGAATTAAAGTAAGAATTTTATCTACGAAGTATTTCATAATAATAGTCAATGATGGATTACGGAACCTTTGAAATCGCAGTCTCGGAAAGAACGTGTTTATATGCATCTTCTGGTGTAGATTGAAGTGCTTTCAGAGCCGTCAGGCCGGCCAGTGAAGCCGATATCAGAAGCTTAAATGCTGCAGCCCAGTCATGTTCATGGATAATTAAATCAATTGGGCCGGCAACGATTATTGGAAGAAACGCGATTAGGAAGTAAAGCTTGCTTTTTTTCATGGTATATTTATTTATTTGATTTTTCAATAGTAGTGCCAGTATTAGCAGTTTCGGTTGTCGAAGGCGCCAAAAGAGATTCGTTCTTTCGTTCCTCGACGTGCTGAGAAAATGTTGTAGAGCGGAACATTTTAAGAGCGAGGAACGCCGCCGACGCTGCTCCAGTTACCGTGCGAAGCCAGAATAGAGTTATTGGCGCAACGTACTTTGCCGCTTCATCAGTGCCAAAGCTAGTGGAGAAAAATCCGAACAGCGCGATCGCACAATAGAGAAAACCGTCAATATAGGCCGCTGGAATTGGTGGCGGTTTTGAAACGTAATTTACAACCGATCGAATCATATTGGTTTTCTATTCGTTGAATTCTTTGGACGGTTTAGCATTGTCATCCTTCGCCGCCGCGGTCAACAGGACCACGATGAAACCGAAGCATGCGCATATGCCGATAATTGTAAGTGTGATAATCATTTCTTTTATATTAGTTATCAAATTTCCGGCCGGGGACGGCCGTCGTCATCAATCCTCGACTATTTTCACGCGGACATTTTCCATGACGCCAATGGTCACATCGTTGGTTCCGTCCCTAGTGAGCATGATGCGAATTAGGGTGGTGTTTGACTTTTTGGCGTCAATGGCATCCCAGATCGTGTTTAATGTCTCAGTGCGCGCTGCGTTGAG